TAAACGATACGAATAAAACCAATCCAAATGAAGAATCATTACCAGATCTAACTGAAAAGTTCAACGAGGTCGGTCATTCAGAATACGCGGTGAACCTTCTCGGAAACTACAAAGTGGAAGAGCTATCAGAAGATGATCCCCGCTTCAATCGTAATCATAAATTGGAATATAACAAGACCAAAATATCGAAACTCATCACGCATGAAGACAAGTTTCATATTCATAAAAGCATGGGTTTTATCTCCCTCCTGAATTATTTTTATCTCCTCTTCGACTGTTTTTATAGTGGCGCTGAAGCTGAAATAACTCTACGAAGTGTCGACAGCAGTTTTATCGGTCTTACCTGGGTGCATACCATTCTCTCGCTTTCTGCACTCCAGTTCCTTATTCCACGTACACGTACTGGCATTTTGCCGATGATTTGGCAAGAGTTCCGCGCGCATTCTATCGTATTTGCGGTGCGGAGTTTCCTCATTATAAACGCCTTGTATTTTTTCTTCAACTCCAAAGAAGAATCAACCTCTACTACAGCTCTTGCAGTTCGTCTTGCGTTTGTCCTATTTGCAATGAAGATGGCGGATTTCAGCACAGAGCATCTTCGCGAGAATCGAAAAGAGACGACAACTGCTTCTATGCCATACTGGAGTGACTGTCCGGCGTCACTTCAGTCTATGATCAAATATTTTTATACCCATTCACAGTTTATGGCGACGATTGTTTGTCTTTTTGCAGAAATTCCATATATCCTCGCTGTCGCTTTTCCGATTCAGATTGCATCCTTTTTAATGACCTTAGTTCGTAAAAATATCATTTCGGCATTCTGGTATCATATGTTGTATGGCGGTAGCTTACTTATTGTATACCTGATAAACGCAGCAGACATTGCATTATATCCGATTATGTTAATAGGTATTGCACTCATATATGCACGTGTTCATCTGAAACTCAATAAGTATATATTGTGGACATTAGTAGCACTCGTTGGTGGGTTTGCGAAATACGCCGCATCCAATAACGTTTCTACGAATGACATTATCCATTCTATCGTGTGGCTGTCTGTTCCTTTTTTGTCGTTCTTTTACTATTATATTACCAATCATGAACAGAAAAAAAACGAGATTCGACAACTCTTCACGGATACTGTATTTGAAAAACATAGAATTCGTGAAGAATCAAATCATCGGGTTCATCGAAATATGACATTTGGGCGACAAAACGGACAACTTCACAATAAAATTACAATACAGTTGTGCGAAAAATATCCGAAATACAAGCCAGGTATGTATTTCAATTTGTATTTTGATACAAAGAAGCGGCCGTATACACCGGTTGAGTATACGATGAATACAGATGAAGGGGGGCTACAAGGCGATATTGCAACATTTTTAATCAAACGTGTTCAAAACGGCGAAGTGTCCCCGCTTATTTGTGATAAGTATCTCGTGAACCAGACCGTATTTGTCAAAGGTCCATTCGGTGTGAAATATTATGATCCATCCCCGGATGTTCGTTCGTTTGTATGTGACACAGTTAAGATAACCTCCAGATTTATTATAATGTGTTCATGTGGATCTGGAATCACACCATTTTATAGTATGGGTATTGCATCGGTCAATGAACGTGCATCACATGTACAGCAAGAGCTTCATTATTGTTCATCCTATCGTACACGTGAAGAAGCAATATTACGTGTTCCAATCTCACAGCGTATCAAAGAACAATTATACATATCAGATGAAAACAATAAACTCACTCCTATAACATTTATTAATTATCTAACAAATATTATTGAAGACCCGGATCAAACAAATACACCGGAAGATATTACAGTGTTCATTTGCGGAACTCCAGTGTATTCACAAATGATAAAGGATGCATGTGCTATTGTAAGCGCAGGAATCAAGTATTATGAATGGTAAAGTATACATACGTATTTTATTATGATTACTAATCGATAATTATAATAAATCAAATGAATCAGACGATTCTTCTAACTTTCATGCTACTCGCATATATTGCACCAGTTGCATTCGTGTATTATAAATACAATACCGCCGCCCCGAGAAGCATATCCAGTATCATTACAAGTCAAGAACCGTTTTTCAACGACATTGCGCCTCTATTCCAGACCAGGTATGTTATTGCAATATGTATGATTATTATGGCCGCATTTACGCTGGTTTACGAGTACCAGCGATGCATTGAATACCTTAATTCGCAAATGTGGTCGCTTGCATCGATCGCGGTTCTTTTAATAGGGATTTTCGGTGTTATTTTTATTCCTGAACATGACTCCACGCATTACGTGTTTGCTGCCGCAGTATTCTTCGCCATCGTCGGGTTTATGACGGGGCATACATTCTGCGTGAGCATGAGTGCCGACGCCGGCGCCCACGACATTCTCCGTATCCTGCTTTACGCACAATTTCTATTTATGCTCGTAACCGTGATGGGAGTCCTGCAAGACGCGGCGATATTCGCCATCGAAGCGCTCTTCCTCGCGAATTTTGCCGTCTTTTACTTATACCTTCATTATCATACTTTCTGTAACTCGTGTTCGCCTTCGCATTCGTTTATCTCATCAGGACTATCTTCAATAAAACGTTCTACATCTTCGGCGTGTTCAGCAACCTGTGCCATCCCGACTCGGTAATCGTAGATGTACTGGTACAGTAACAACCCACCGGAAGCAGCCAAAAACAACAAAGATACGCCGATAATCGCATCAAATGGTTCTTTGAAGAATACAAATGAATACGTCAACTGAATTACGCGGCGAATTATATCCAGTCCACTTAGCAGGATATTCGCAGGAATCGCGCGTTGTTTGCTATTCAAAATGTATATCTTATTGAACATGTAGAGTTGCAAACCAAACGCAATGAAGAAGTACATGGTCATCGTGCTTGTATTCACTGGAGGTGGATGTTTCGTTGTGTAATACACTGCCCAAGGCACAGCAAGGACAAAATATGTTGCCTGAAACATGATTTGAAAGTCAATATTGGTGATACTATTACTATGATTCGACATCGCGTATTCGATCACATTATTATACGTCGAATTCAAAAAACAGGATATGAATATAATCACGATATTTTGAATGACATTTTGTGCACGTCGGTCGGCGTTTGCCTGGTAGTAAAAGATATATTGCGCAGAAGACACTACTTGCGCGACAACGAGTGATCCACAACTCGCGTAATACAATCGAGTTATCGGTTTTTTAAGAAGGTACTTGAACCATGGAATGTTGAAAATAATAAAACCGGACCGTAGTATTGTATAATAACTCAATGTAATCGTGTTTAATGCATAAAACACGACAACGGTTTCAACTGTATATAACAGCCCAGTTATGATGGGGTACTTCAAAACATGGCGGCGTTCAGGTGATAGATAGGATTTTACTTGCGTCCATGAAAATTTATGAATGAAGAAGCAACTATAAAATGGGGTAAACAATAGACTCAGAAGTACATTGAACCATTCATTCTTGTATTCATAGTTGTTTGTGATGTATTTCATACAAATTAGATACTCAGTTAATGTGGCGACGAACAATATAGAATTTAGGACGACAAGCCAGGTCATGTTTTGATATATGTTATGTAATTACGTCTATACCATTTCGAAGTAATAGATATACTAGTTTGCTGATATATAGTATAATATTATAATAATATATTTTTATTATAAGTCGTAGTTCTATGCCGTTGGAGAAACCGCTGTTGGCTAGTAATACAACATTATATCCAGAAGAAGTCGATACATCTAATTTTTCTCTAAACGACGATAATACGAGTGATGCCCAATCAAGCAAAACATTTAAAGACTTTATAAAAGAATTATTGAAAAATCAAGTATATTGCTTCGAAACACGTAATGGGGAACGTGGGGAGGTTATTGGGCGAGATATAATCTACGGTATAGTCGGGATTGGAGCTTGGTTGCTTTCAAAAACAATATACCGGTTTTCTAAGGTTCGATATCTTAATTATTTATATATATTTGATAAAGACAATAGTTCTTTTTTTATAACTTTTAGGAAAAGATTTGTGAAAGGAACTCCAAGTGCGAGCCATGAAATTTCAGAATTTGGGATCACATTGTCGAAGCTCGACGAATCGCCAGAAAATTGTATTGGTGTGGCATTAAAATATGATCAGGTTAGTAAACGCATTAAACTTGGTATGGTTGAACTACTCACTCCTATTAATAGGACAATATCGGTTTATACTAAAAATGAACTTCTTAGTGACATTTTTAATTCAAGAGACACCGCGCAAAACATGATAATTACACAAAAGCTGGAATCTGTTGGTTTGACAGATGAATTTAATAAGATAATTCAAGAAATAAAAAAAGTTAATTATGATGACTTTTTACGTGCGGCTAAAGCGGCGGTGAGACAGGAAGATAGCGAAGTGGCTGAAAAATTGCTGAAAACTGCGGAAGGTTATTATTTAGATCCGATGACTGATGAACAACATAAAGAGTGGCTTAAGAAACATGAAGCGGGTATTGCTAATGACCCTAATTGGGGTGGTGGTTCTACCAGAAAAAATAAATATATGTCTCGAAATACGTCGCGAAAAAGACGTTTATATAGAAAAAAAAGCAGAAAAGGTAAAAAAGTTTATAAAAAGTTAAGATCACATAAAATAACAAAAAAATAATGATTCGTATCGATATACATATATCCGTATACCGATATAAACCTATCACGCGATACTATACATACTACCTCGTCCCGCCCTCGCCGCCCACGTCCACCCACCCGTCATGTCGAAAAATAGATACAGCACTCCTGAACCTCAAACGCCCGACTGCCAAGATTGGACTACTGTTACAATCGGTAAATCAAAAACCCAACCCTCCACCCAAAAAACAGCAACGGCAACAGCAACTACGTCACACGTGAATTCAGCATCCGCCATCGTTGCAGCAACTACGGCCAAAACTGGCGGTGGCGGCGATGGTGATGACATGAAAAAAACCAAATATATCGCGAAGGTCACCAGTGACGCCGTCCGCCAGTCACGATGCGAAAAGAAACTCACCCAAAAGGAACTCGCGCAAAAGTGCAATATGGACGTTTCCATCGTCGCGGAGATCGAGCGAGGCGGTTGTGTATACAACGCAGCACATGTAAATAAGATTCAAACAGTTTTAGGGGTAAAAATTCCTAGGGCGTAAGCGTAACTAACTTAAATATTTGATATATTAATAATACATATTCATTCGATTTTTTGTTTCATGGGAGGTAAGAATCACAACAAGAACAAACATAAGCACGGTAAATCCGGCAATAAGTCGAAGCAGAGTGCAGACCAGAATCAAAAACCAGTGACGATTAATGATATTTCTGCCGAGTTTCAGACGATTATCCTCGATTTTCTACGTGATATTGATTGTTCATTCCCAGAGTACAGAGAGGTTCTTGAGAAGTATTTAGGATATTCACATGAGATGAAGCCGATGCCCGATGAGTTGTATATTGAGTTGTATACTCACTGCCGCGCGGTGTATCCTGTGCGATTTTTTGATATTCTTTATAAGAATGAGACGTTGTTCGCGGCTGCCTCGCCATCCCCCGCCGCTGCAGACGCAGACGTCGACGTAGTTGTATCAGATACCGCGCCGATGGAATTCCTTCCTGGAGTTGATTTCCGAGAGATTTGGGCAACGGAGGATATCACGAGCAACACCAAAGATATTATTTGGAAGTACCTTCAGTTGATTTTGTTTTCGATTGTAAACAATCTCTCGGACATGGGTTCTTTTGGAGATACTGCAAAGTTGTTCGAGGCGATTGATGATAATGAACTCAAAACCAAACTGGAGGAGGTGATTGGTGAGATGGGGTCGATGTTTGGAAATGCAGCGGATGCGAATGGAACGACTAGTGGTGAAGGAATGGACGAGTCATTTAAGAAAGCGACAGAGTTCATGAATGAGGCGTTTTCGGGAGCTGCGGGCGCTGGAAATGCAAACGGTTCAGCGCCTCCTATGCCGGATGCCGGGTCTATTCACGAGCATCTCTCGTCGATTTTAAATGGAAAGATTGGCAAACTCGCGAAGGAAATCGCGGAAGAGACTGCTGCTGACTTGAATTTGGACATGTCCAATGAGACGTCGATG